AGCTATCTAACACAGACGTATGACAGTACATCGCGGCCAGATGTTGCATATAGCAATCTCAGTAGCCAGGTCAACGAGATCAAGTCACAGATTGAGTTAGTTGATAAGGTCGTGATTGCGAAGGCAACAAATGGCATGAATTCAACAGGCTGGGGAGATCAATCGCCGGTCGATCTGAATATTGCTGGTAAAACCGGTGACGTATACTATCAAACGACTGCCAAGGGAACAATTATGTGGCTCTTTCATGATGGCCAATGGAATGCCGAAACCGGTGACGCTTTTGGCACCGAGGTTCAGAAGAAGGTCGACGCCGTGATCGCTGATGTTGCCGCTGCCGAACAAGCTGCCAATGATGCTGTGGATAAAGCAAACAGCAGCACACAGTTGGCTTCAATGAGCAATCAGACTGCACAGGCTGCTAAAAGTGCAGCCGACTCAGCCAATGCTCTTGCAACACAAGCAGTGTCAGCAGCATCTGATGCGAAAACCGCCTTGGCGACCGCAAATTCCGCCCTTGAGACGGCGACAGATCAGAAGACGACAGTGGCTACATTGGTCACTAAAACCGATGATCTAGCAGGAACGATTGCAACATTGGCGACCAAGACGGACATAAACAAGTTGTCGGGCGAAGTCACCGCAGCGCAAACGCTGGCTCAACAGACTGCCGATGGATTGCAACTTAAAGCCGATCAAAGTGTCGTTAACACCATCACTGGGTCAGTCAACCAACTGAGTGCTGATCTCAAGGTTGCAAATGACCGGTTGTCCTTGACGATGACCAAGAATGATGTGACTGAGCTGTTGACGCCATATGCCACACAGTCGTGGGCGCAGGGACAAATCACGGCGACTGCGAGTCAGTTCAATGCTCAATTTAGTCAAGTTGCTGATCGCTTGAATGTTGAGGACCGGCCTAACCTAATTAAGGGTAGCTGGCAAGATTTGCGGACATGGGACAAAAACACACCAGCAAATAGTGCGGTGAAGTCAATTGATTTCGCCAATACTGTCAACACCATTCATTATCTAGGCGTTGCCGATGTTGAAGTGCTCAGTACCACATTACCAACAGTGGCAGGCAATCATTACCTGTTGACCGTCGACTGGGAAGCTCCGGATTTCAACCCAAATGATGGTTGGGGGTGGGGTCGTGGTGTAGATCTCGGCTTCGATGCTGACAACCATGCAGTTTTGGAGCCGAACGTTACAGACAAACGCTTTATTTTGACTTTCACCGCCAAGGGCGACGACAATTTGCTTTTGAGATTTGGCAACGTGCCAGATGGTCGCCCCTTCGTCTTCAAATTGAGCCATCTCAATCTGCAACTAGACACGACATCGCAGGCAACTGTCACTCAGTTTTCTAACTTGAAGCTGACGGTTGACGGTTTGACGACCACGGTGGCAAGCAACCACGGTCAGGTGACAGCAGCACTGCAAACTTTGCAGGGGTTTCAGCAGACTGCAACAAATCAATTGACTGGCTTGCAGTCTCAACAAACACAGCTGTCTGATCAATTCACAAGTTATGTCGGCAACGCTGGTCAAAAAAATTTGATCTACAATTCAGAGTTTTCCAATAATGGAGATGGTTGGGATACCATCAATGACACTTATTTTTATGTAACGAACGCCACGTGGGCAGAAGGCTCTGACCGCGGTCTGGCTATCGACACTCGTGGCAAAGGTGTTGGTGGATGGGCTTATTCAAATTCCAAGCGTGTTCCAATAACTTCTGACACCCGATATTCAGTGTCTGTCGATGTCATCAATGCCGAAGTTGCCGAAAATGGTTTGGGAATAGTTTTGCAGTTTTTTGCGAATGAAACGGATCCGCGCATATCATATGCAACTGCGTGGGCTGACCCAAACTCATTGAACAAAACGGAAACATTAAAGATTGAAAACCAGGCTCCGCCAAGTGGAGCAAGATTTGCAAATGTTGCCTTTGTAACGAGCGGGAAAGCTTGCTCTCGTTGGCAGCATCCTATGTTGGTGGCGGCCAAGACAATTGGTTCCTACTCACCCGATTCCGCAAACTCATCACAGATCACGCAGCTTCAAGATGCGATCAACTTGCGTGTCACCAAGGGCAATGCGATCAGCCAGATCAATCTGGAAGCGAACCGTACTCTGATTCAAAGCAGCAAGCTTGTTCTAGATGCACCAACAGTTGTCTTTACAGGCAATGCCTTCATCCCCTCAGCAGCGATCGCAAGTTTGTCTGCTGACAAGATCACCACCGGGACGTTGAATGCGGCCAATCTCAACGTGATCAACCTGAACGCATCAGCTATTGTGACTGGCACGATTTCTGGCGCTAACTTGGCCATCAATTTGAATACTGGTGAAGTTCTGTTTCAGAAAGGATCAATTAAGTCAACTAATGGGTTGTTAAACATTAATATTGACAATGGAACGTTTGCTCAGGGCGATGGCGTTAAAGGAATGCTGTTCACACAAGGAGAGTTATATCTGTCGACGTCAAGTATGTGGGCATCATTGATGGGCGGTGGTGATGGAGCCGTGCCTGACTACGGTAAAATCGGATTTAACCAAGCTATTGTTGGACAAGGCCTTTTAATCGAAGGTAAGCATGTGCTAACACTCGGCATTCACAAGGATAATTGGCCATCGACCGTGATAGCGGCTCCGCCGTCACTCATGATGAGCGACACGGGCTGGTTTTACCTAAACGGACGAGGAACACTGGTGCAAATTGATGGTGGAGACGAATATGAAGTCAATGGATTTTCATCTCAGCCTGCAATATATCTCGGAACTAACATTCCTACCAATAACCAAGGACCACAAACCCGGATTGTTATTAATGCAGAATACGTGCATATACGCCCGGTCTACGAAAAGACGACTTCATCATCTCCAAACGTATTTGTTGCTTCTGATGGTGCTCTCGTCCGCAGCACGTCTGCCAGCAAGTACAAGCTCAACATTAAGCGCGATCGTTCAACCGAGTTGGCTGAGCGACTGCTGACGTTACCGACGGCTCACTGGCTGGACAAAGCCGCCATGCAACGTTTTGCGGCAGGCGAACAGACTGAACGTCCGCAAAGTAACTTTGGCTTGATTGCTGAAGACTTGGCGGCTGTGGGTCTTGAAGACTTGGTTGTTCGTGGTGTTGATGGTGAACTCGAAGGAATCCAATATGACCGGATTGCGGCAGCACTCTTGCCGCTGCTGGCTCAAATGAAAAAAGAAATAGACGAACTCAAAGCGACGGCATAGGCTGGCGCTTTTAATTTGGGAGGAAAACATGAAAATCACACTTGAAAATACAAATATTGCGAAAGTATACAGACTTGTTGAACAAATCAAAGTTAAAGGCAAGGATGCTCTGGCGCTTGCCAAGTTCATCAAATTGTTAAAGCAAACTTTGAAATCTGCTGGTGAGGATGAACAAGCACTAGTTGCTCAGTATGCTCTTAAAGACGAGAACGGAGAATCAAAAACAGATTCGAACGGCAATGTTCAACTGGATCCCGCCCTAGCTCGTGAGTACAACAAGGTTCATGGTGAATGGCTTGAGCAGGAGGCCGAAATCGAAGGTGGTACCTATGTGAATCACATTGACGATGTTCAGCGAATCATCAGTGACTACGTTGATGAGAACGAAATAGGCGGACCCGATCTTGATGCATATTTAGCGTTGTACGAAGCATTCGAAAAAGGAGAGAAATAATCATGGCATTGAAAACTAACAAGAGCATCAGTCTCACAGGCACATCCACCATTGGTGATGTCCAGGTTGCCTATTTGAACGCAACACTTGACCAAGAAGGAAATGGGGCCAATACGGTCAATCAGTCAATTCAGAACCAGACGCTCTATGATGCGAACAAGAAAGAAGTTCGAGCTGACATTGCCGAGTTTCAGCAATTGCTTTATGACACAGAGGATGCTTTGGCTTCTGAAAAAGAAAACACAGATAACAGCAAAACATCGGGAAATTGAGTCAACTATGACTAGCCATTACATCCTTATGAAGGAAGTGAGAAAGTGACATTTTTTGGATACACGATTGGTGAATGGGCACAAGCCGTGTCAATTATTGTGGTGGGTGTGAGCGCGGGCAGTTGGCTATTCAAGAAAATTGCCTTAGATCCGCTACGTTCTGATATTCAAACGTTGTCAGATACGATTAATCGTCAGCTAAAGCTGCACGAACAGTCGCTGGCGGACTTGGGACAACACCTGAAGACACACGATGACGAGCTTGGCAGTCACTCGGTTAGGATTACTCGATTGGAAGACCATGTAGGCATTAAAGGAGATAATGATGATGAATAATTTGACAGAACTTTTGGTATCACTTGCAGTAGCAGCAATCCCGATCATTGGGGCTTGGATCTCAAAACAGTTGCTGGCTAACAAACAGGCATTGGCCTTGGTAAAGGTATTAGGCCCATTGGCAAATGCTGCGGTAACAGCGGTAGAACAGCTCGGTGTGACACAGGCGATTGATGGTGCGGTCAAGAAATCGACTGCCATTCAGGCTGTGAAAGACGGCTTAAAATCGCTTGGCTTCACCAGCACAGACGAGCAGACAATTGCCAACGCGGTTGAGAAAGCTTTTGCGGACCTGAAAGACAGCCTAGCAGAAACCTATCCGCAAAAGACGGTCGATCAGGAAACATCTAATCAAGATAAGGTAGCTGCCGCAGCTCAGGCGGCCGCAGACGCAGTTAAGGCTCAGCTGGCACCGACATCTGTTGCTCCACAGCAATAAGGAGGGCACCATGAAACTAAAAGCTAAACTAATCACTTTGGTAGTCGCCTTCTTGGCGGCTATTTCTTTTGCCCTGCCATCGCAGGTAAACGCAGCAAATACCGATATGGTGGATACTTCTAATCACAACGGATTGATGACGTATGACAATTACTATGACATGCTGGTTCATTATGGAGTCAAAGCAGTTGTTCAAAAGGTTAGTGAGGGGACTACTTATGTAGACCCAACAGCTAAGTATAATTTGGCGAGTGCGAAGCAAGCCGGACTTTATCTTAACGGTTATCACTTTGCCCGTTACACCACAGTTGAGGGAGCACGTGCAGAAGCACGATTTGCCGTAGCCGCAGCTCAGTCTGCAGGTCTTCCAATTGGGGCCGTTCTAGCAACCGATGTGGAGGCAAGCGAGCAAGCTAATAATAGTTATGCGGCGAATACTGCAAACAACAAGGCATTTATGGAAGTTGTTCAAGCAGCCGGATATCGGTCAACTATCTATACAATGGGTAGCTGGGTTGGCACAAAAATGTCTGTTGATAAAGGCTGGATTGCTGATTATCCATATAACACGAGTCGTGATCGATACACGAGCCATCATGCTTGGCAATTTCGGAGTGATCAGCAATTCGCCGGTAGCTATGGTAACTTTGATGTCAGCCAGCTCTATGATGATTTCTTTACTGCGAATCAGACACCTATCCCCTCAGCACCTGTAACACCGGCACCAAGCCAGTCAGCAGAATCAAACGTGGCCAGTGATGCCGACTATGCGCAAACTGGTGTTTTCAAGCCGTCCGCGACTGTTAATATCCGCACTGGTGCCGGCACCGGCTATGCATCCATTGGTAGCTATGCACCCGGTGAAAGTGTGATTTATGATCACGTGTATATCCGTGGCACATATGTTTGGGCACGTTATCTCAGCTACTCAGGCAGGTATCATTATGTTGCCTTGGGCGTGAATGGTGGTGAGAGCTATGGCTCGCGTTCGTCTGGATATACTTCGCCGGT